TGGTAATTTTTCTGGATCAATAGGATACGAAAGAGTTTGTGTAAAGTGATACTTCCCATTACCATCGTAATTTTCTGCCGCCTCTGTCATAAATTCCCCCAAGGTCATTTTTGATTGAATGGCCTTTATTTTAAATTCCTCAACTTTATCTTTCGGAACTGCTATGGTCACTCTTTGTTTATTTTTGGATATCATATTATTCACCCCCAATTCTCTATGTTTTATCTAACCAGAACATTTTATTGAGTTCATCATAAATTTATCCTTTTTCCACTTTCCTTCAAGTTTGTGTCGTTTAATAAACTGGTTAAAACCCGAACCTTTGAAAATATAATCAATAACATTTTTAGGTTCCAATTCCTCAATTTCTTTCATCATTTGTTTAATACTCATTTTTTTATCCATTTATTATCACCTCCTTAAATGGGGGTTCTAGTTCTCGGCTTTGTGTACACTTGGCCGAAGAAGGGCTTTCGCCCACTAAAACCCCCACGTAAAACTACTCCTCAAAAAATTTATCGGCAGGAATTTTAGTTATTGATATAACCTCATCACCCCCCCTTGTTACAATTATTTCTTTTTGGTCAAAAAGTTCTACAAATAAATTCGAGCAGGTTGTGCCTAAATCTATTGCCGACTTCTTTATTTCCTTTATTTTATCTTTATCGATGCTTAAAGTTAGTTTGGTCTTCATATTCTCCACACCCCCTTTAAATACTCGTCTTTAAACTTATCCAATGAATCGTAAAATGATTGGCGTTTATCTCCACCTTTAGAATCGTGTATCATCTCAATAGGCACAGTTAGTAGCTTGTAGCCTCGCTTAATCAATTCTAAGGATAGAATATGGTCGTAGAAGTCCCAAGTGCCATAGTCTTTCTTTAAGCACTCAGGTAGCACTTCTGCTAATATCTCTTTGGTTGTAATCATACACACCCCGTCCAATACCACCACTTCCCCACATGGACCGAATACACTTAACTTGTTTTCCTTTTCTTCTCTGTGATAGATTTGACCGGATAGAATGTGTCCCAAGAACCTCTCTCCACTAAACCACCAGGGTTGGTCTTTGTGTAACACAGTAGTTCCAGCTACCCCCACCATTCCTACATTGCCTTTGAATATCGTATCTAGGTTCGGTATTTTAATAAATTCTGTGTCATCGTGTGTAAGGCATATATATTCACCCTTAACTTGAGGTAGAGCTTTTTTCCACACCTTAAAGAAACTCATGTCAGGTGTCCCCTCAATGGCTATAACTTGTGAATCAGGGAACTTCTTGAGTAGTCGTTTCTCCCAAGCGTCTGCATTCTTCTTTTCTCGGTAAGGAATGATAAAGGTAATCATATTGTTGCTAAAGGTATTGATTCATCTACTAATGTTCCCCTAGCCACGCTAGGTGGGTTGCAAGTTTGGTACATTTGCCATGATATAGCTAAACTCATTACTAAATCATCGTGCATTCCCTGTTCGGCTTCCGGCTTTCCCACTTTGTTTTTAATAAATGAATAGAACTCATTAACTGTTGGCTTGTCATAAATTCTAATAACCTTTGCGTCGATTGCATCTTTCAAATCTCCAACTAAAATTGGCCTTGTCCCCCCAGAAGTAACATATCCTAGTGTTTTAGATTCGGGAGATTCGGTTCTACCCATTGTAGGCATGGTAAAAAGATTATATTTACCCGATTTATTCAATACATTTAAAGTGTCCATTTCCGATACACCACCATTTGCGGTTTCCAGAGCCACGGTTGGCTTGACTCCTGTCAAATCGTATATCTTTTCAATAATTGGGAAAATGTCTCTGGTCATTTGTGCGGCTACTCCCCGTGAATGATAGATTAAAGGAACGTCCATCTTTGTTTTAGACATAAATTGACAGGCGTTGAAATCATTACCACCCTGGGAACAGTCACCGGCAATCAAAAAGAACTCCCTAGGTTCTATTTTCCGATACTGTCTCCACTCAAGCATAAATTATATCCTCCTTGATTTGTTCGCCTATATGGTCCATATAAAATTTCATTGCATTTACCTCGAAGTATGGGGAGCCTGAATGTAAAAACGCCTCCTCTGCTGTTTCTGGGTATTCTTGTGGGATCTTACTCTTGTCAGAAAATCCCGATTTAATCATTTCAAACTGTTCTGGTGTATAAAACTCTCTCCAGCCAAAGAATCTATTCTTGTAGTTTATCTGTCCCAACTCAGCTTGATTCCAACGTGTCTTGAAGTGGTTAAATCCATTTGCTGTTGATTCGTGGACAATAATACCAGTACCGACAGCCACCATGTTTTGTGTACCTTCAATAATTTCGTTGGCTGATATTTTACCTCCCGCATCAGGAAAATGAGCTGATTCAGTAAACAAAATACCTTTGACAGTGCCACCACGCTCTCCGGTTCTAGTTGAAGCGGTTCCCACATAGAAAGAGAAACCATTGTGATTGAGTACAAACTCCTGTCCTTCGTTTTCTGAATAAAATATCTTTTTGAGGAAGGTTTTGTCGTATATTAACTTTTTAATGTTGGGTATATCATCTCCAAGCTCTTTACGTGCAAAGTACGAGGCTACATATACTTTAGCTCGTCTATAATGTTGAAGTGTCGCATCATCTTTGTATGAGATCTCGAGAAAGCGTACGGGGTCGTTTGAAAGTATACCTATTGCAGAAAACATACCCAACCACATTGACGTGAAACCTTCCTTGCGAGCCTTTAGGTCTATCTCTCTAGCCCCTTCAAAATTGTCCACCTCTGAATAATCTGTACAAAGCTGGTCGTAGTATTTATTCTGAACATCTCTAAATCTAAAAGGAACTAAAGCACTTGTTTCGTGGTGGTCAATCAAAAAGTTATCTTGAATAAAATTTCTAATCTTCATTGATATTTGTTCCTGTCTTCGTCTACTTTTTGACTAAAGTTAAATTGTTGTACTACTTGAGGTTGTTCTTTATAGATGGGATTGTTGTATTTCAGCCAAAAGATTAGGGCCGTGTCGGATTTGTCTACTGCCCGTGATATCAAAACCTGTTCCATGTCATCACACATTCTCATTTTTGCATCATAGACTGCTTTTCGAAATTCATCGTCTTCATCGAGCCACCGGTAGTAAGTATCTCTTGAAATCATGGTTGCTTCACACGTCATTGAAACATTTCCCCTTACTTCGTCTCTTGAAAAGAACTCGACAAATTTTTCCTTTTTTATATTGTCAGATTTGTAAGGCTTCAAATCATCAGTTTTAGTTATTTCATCTGTCATTTTGGCAATTATACCATTCGAGTGCTAATCATCACACCGGCACACACTATCCTTTCCACCTTCTGCTCCTCTACTTGCCATGAATGTTCCTTTTCTGAGTCCGCAACGATAACAGACAATACCAAATCTTTCTTCAGCCCAAGTTAACTTCTTGTGTTGTGTGCTTTTAGTTTCTTTGTAACTACTTCGTTTAGGTTTCATGTTTAAGTTTATCTTCTAACATTAAATCTAAAAGAACAGGGTCATATTTTCTCCAGTTAAATTCCTTTATCTCTTTGTATGCAACTAGCCTTCCGTATTTTTCTGACATTTTTAATATCTTGTAAAACACTTTTTCTTTAATAATCCATTCTTTCTTCTTGGTATCAAAAATTAATTTCATTTATTTTCTGCTTTCTTCTCTAGTAAAGATAAAACCATTTCTTTTGTTTCATCGAATCCATCATCCGTATCAGGCTCCCAACCTCTAGCTTCATTTTTCATTTCCTCTATCTCTTTCACTATCTCTTCCCTGGTGGAGGACTGGACTTCAGAGAGGGCGTGTTCAACGAAAGACCAAATTCTGTCTTGCCAAATAGAATAATTTAACCTACTTCCATGTTCTCCATAACTATAATCTGATGGTAATGGATATATTACATTACAAAGCTCTTTTTTCACTTTCTCCCATTCAGTTTGTGGTGTGGATATCTCTTCGCCTATATATCTATCCCAACTCCCATCTGTAAAAACCCGATATAAGTATCCGTCTTTGGCTGGCAACATATCTACGATTCTCTTCTCTTTTTGTGAATGTATAGAAACTGGTAACTTAGTATCTTTCCTCCCTTTTTGATATGCTTGTTGGAGAGATTTTTCTATCCATTCCCAAACTATTTCGACCATTTTAGAACTTTCAAGATTCCACCTCTGATTCATATACTCTTCTCTTTTAGCGTCTGTGTTTAGGTTGATTTGTTGTTTATCTTTGGTTGTCATTTCAATAATTTATCTATCGCCTCGTCTAGTTCTTTTGCTCTCTCATCTTGTAATTTATTTAATTCAACACATAATGGGTCTGTAGTTTTCAAACCAAGAGATGTATCACTCCAACGGATATTACAATCCCCCCTATAAGCCTGTAAAATCCTTAATGCATAATTTCCATCAGGAGTAGCATCAACAAACTTCCATTCCTTTTTATTCTTTTCTTTTCCCTCTATCTTTGTCATATTTATTTATCTGAGTTATTAAGAAAATCTACAATCTCGTTTATTTTATCTTGCAAGAGTTTAAGTTGAACCCACAATTCGTTTTTATATTCACTGTCCTTTGGGGGTGTAAGATATCCTTGATATTCAAATACCTCTACCTTTTCTATTTCCCCCTTCTTAGATTTTAGTGTTTTGGATGATGTAGTCATAGATTGGCTTTGAAAAACGCTTCTGCAAATCCTTTAGGTGTAATGGCCCGGCGTGTTTGTCTATCAAAGGTCTTAAAGTATTCTGGGTGTATATCCTTAGAACGCATATAATCAAATTTTGGTAAGGTTTGCGAATTAGTCTTGTGGAGTTCCTGTTGCT